ACCTGTAGTGCGGTCGAAGCCAAGCTCATACCATGCTTCCCCACGCACAGTCTCGTCACGGAATGGACTATGAGCCTGCCAATCAATCAGCGCGGCCACCACGCAAAGGGCCTCGTTGCATGATACTTCGAATGTATCTGCGCGAGCAGTATACTCCCTCTGTGGCCAACGTTCCGCGAAATATCGTTTCTCGCTCAATAACTCGTCCCTCGAGATAACGTTCCCATAGAAACGAACTTCGCCACTGTAGGCTCTCTCCATGGCGTAAAGAGCAATCAGATTGCTGTCAGACCAGTCCGCAAGGTAGTCATTATATTTGCCTATCAGAACCAAATTGGCGTCAACTTCACTTTCTTGACTTGGTATTGGCCCCTCAGTATTCGGCTCACCGCTGACACACAGAGTAAAAGCCCCGTTCAGAAGGCGTTGATCCGCTTCTGTTGGTCGGATTTCGAATGCCATGCTGGTTCCAAGGGATCCAGGCAGTTGAACTACACCAGTTGCACCAGTCATCAACATATCCACCCCTTCAGCACTCAAGGCTATCTCGGCTACCGCTTCGCTGCCAATCAGGAGCCTTACGCTTGACGGAGGATAATCGACGCGTCTCTCTCCTGGTGGCACCCAGAGCGAAAAGCCATCAAGCATTTCTGTTGCAAGGTCGAGCCATCGTTGGTCCATTGGCCTATACTCTCGCGGTTGGGACAAAAGCAGATAGGGCATGCCATCCCGACAATAGGCGCTCAGCCTGCTTACAATGTTCCGACCTTCAACGTTTAGAGGGTAATCGGCAAATGCGATAACTCCCTCCCCATATGGTTCAAGAACAAAGTTGGCAAAGGCCTCAGGTGGAATGATGTTGTAGGCTTCGAGTTCCTGCCGAGTAGGAATGAACATCTCCTCCGGAATGGTAAGACTCATTTTTGAGAACAGTGTCGCTGATACCCCCATCGACTCGATGTATTCGTGAACAAGTGCTGCGATAAACTGCGTTGTTGTCTCAAGCTCGTAGACGTCTGCCACCTCACCTGAGCCGTTGCCTGCACTGCTGAATTGATGGAAACCTAGGACGGAGGCTTCGCCTAACTGCCGATCTTCACCGCCCAGAAACGCGAGCGCACAGGCGGACATGCAGATACCGGGCTCTTCACGAGGGTACCAAGAAGACTCACCCGATTGGCGCGGTCGATAGGATGCTACCCTCGTTGTCAGGCCTTCTTCTCGGATCATTCGACCGAGCTCGATACCTCCCATGAGATTTCCGCCTGGCGAATTCAAGTCCATGTAGTAAGTGAATCCATCAAATGGCTCCGTCTCAAGAAATGCCGCAAACGCCGCAGGTGTATCAGCAGTAATTTCTCCACTCGCGACAACAATGTTCGTATGGTTCGCGTAGATTATATCGAATGTCATCTCTTCCGAAACAACAGGCTGCGCCCAAAGAACGACTAGGCCAATGCATGCCCTGATAGCTATTGGGCTCAAGAAGCTCATTTTTGAAGTACTCCCTGACTTATCCTGAGTGCACACGCGGATTGATGGCCCGGTGCCTCGATAGTATTTGAGCAACGTATACGGCAGATCGGAGCGTAACGAAGGTTGAATCGAAATCAATGCCCTCCCCCCGCGAAACCATCCTCACTGCGCTGCATGCGCGGCTCTCGGGGCTGCCCGCCACAGTCTTGCGCGGTGAGGTGCTGCCCGAGCGCGTGCCGACGGCCGGCCTCCTGATCCTGCGCGACGGCGAGCCCGGGGATCCGGAGGTCACGTTGTCGCCGCTGCGCTACCACTACGTCCACCGGGCCGAGATCGAAGCGGTGGTACAGGGCGCGATGCGCGACGCCGCCTTCGACGCCCTCTGCGCCAGCATCGGCGCGGCGCTTGCCGCTGACCGCACGCTCGGCGGCCTCTGCGACTGGATCGAGGCGGAAGCGCCGCGGCCTATAGATCTGCCGGTCGAGGGTGCTGCCAGCCTGAAGGCGGCAAGCATCACCGTCGTGCTGCACTACACGACAGCCGACCCCCTGGCCTGACACCCACCCACAACAGGAGTTCCCACATGGCACGCGCACATGGAGCGCGGGCGCGCATGGCGCTTGCGTTCGAGACCGTCTACGGCACCCCGCCCGCCTTGGGCTTCCGGACCGTACCCTTCGCCAGCGCCTCGCTCGGCGCGGAACAGCCGCTCATCTCGTCGGAGCTGCTAGGACAGGGCCGAGATCCCACCGCCCCGATCAAGGACGCGGTGACGGTCGACGGCGATGTCGTCGTGCCGATCGATGTCGAGAACTTCGGCCTCTGGCTGAAGGCCGCCTTCGGCCAACCGGTCTCCTCGGGGACGACGCCCAAGACACACACCTTCCAGTCCGGGTCCTGGACGCTACCGAGCCTGTCGATCGAGACCGCGATGCCGGAGCTGCCGCGCTATGCGATGTATACCGGCTGCGTCTGCGATCAGCTCAGCTGGCAGATGGCGCGCTCGGGACTGCTGACCGCGACCGCCCGGCTGGTCGCGCAGGGCGAGACAGTCGCGGCAGCGTCCGGCGCCGGCACGCCCACGGCTCTGGGGCTGCAGCGCTTCGGGCACTTCAACGGGTCGATCACCCGCAACGGTGTCCCCCTCGGCAACGTCGTCTCGGCCGAGATCACCTATGCCAACGGCCTCGACCGGATCGAGACCATCCGCAACGACGGACGGATCGAGGGGGCGGACCCCGGCATGGCGGCCCTCACCGGAAGGGTCGAGGTGCGCTTCGCCGAGAGCACGCTGGTGGACCAGGCCATCGCCGGCGACCCTTGCGAACTCGTTTTTGGCTGGTCGCTGGGTGCGGAGGCGAGCTTCACCTTCACCGCACACGCGGTCTATCTGCCCCGCCCCCGGATCGAGATCCCGGGGCCCCAGGGCATCCAGGCCAGCTTCGACTGGCAGGCGGCCAAGGCCGCGTCCCCCGCCCGCATGTGCACCGCCGTCCTCGTCAACTCCGTCTCGGGATACTGACCCATGATCCGCCTGAACCTCTCCCCTGAACCGCAATGGCTGACCCTCGCCCCTGACCTGCGCCTCCTCGTCGCCCCGCTCACCACGGCGCTGATGGTGGCAGCGCGCGGCGATCCGGCACTTGGGGAGTTGCCCGAGACTGCCACCCCCGAGGAACTGGCCGTCGCGATGGCGAAGGCGGTGGCGCGGCGGGCGGTGCTGGACTGGGAGGGCGTCGGCGATGCCGAGGGCAAGGTGATCCCTGTCAGCCCCGAGGGGATCGACGCGCTCCTCGATCTCTGGCCCGTCTTCGAGGCGTTCCAGACGGCCTATGTCGCACAGGGACTGCTCTTGGACGCGGAAAAAAACGTCTCCGCGCCCTCGCCGACTGGAGTTTCGGCGGGGGCGAGCGGTACTGCGCCGCCTGTGCGGGAACCTGCCCCGACTGCCCCGCCGCGCTGAACTGGCCGCAGACCTGGGAGGGTGTCCAGGTCTGGGACCTCGTCGGGCGGCTCGGCGGGCAGCTGCGGATTGTCGGCGGTGGGGCCAACGTTGGCGCAGGTGCCGGCGGATGCGGCGCGCCCACCGTGATCGGCTGGGACATGGGTGCCGCCTTCGCGTTTGCCGCTGCTCTGGGCGTGTCGCCGCTCGCGGTGGCCGAACTCCTGCCCGAGATCGAGGCGGTAATGGTCCGCCGCATGAACGAGCAGATCGCCGCGGGAGCGTGATGCAGGCTGGTGGTGGTACGGCGGCGCGAGGACGCCTCAGTCCTTGCCCTTCTCGATCAGCGTGACACCGGGCAGGTCGGCAAAATGCCGGTCACAGGTCAGGAGCGTCGCGCCCCGGGCACGGGCCGTGGCGAAGACCATGGCATCGGCGGTCGCCAGTCTGTGCTCCCGGCAAGCCTCGGCTGCGGCCAGCGCGATCTCGGTATCGAGGGGCACGACCTGGCAGACCTGCGTGAAGGCGATGACCTGATCGGCCTTGTCCTCGCCGACCTCCCGCGCGAGCCATTTGGCCAGTTCCAGCTGTACCATGGTCGGCACCAGCCAGTCGGCCTGTTCCGGCAAGTGCTGCGCGACCTTCTCGCCCGTGGGAGAGTCGATCAGCCACTCGATCCAGGCCGAGGTATCGACAAGGATCATCAGGTCCGGTCCGCGCGGTCACGGTAATCCTTGGGAGAGGCCCCCCTCGCGAGACCCTTCAGGGTCTCCCGCTTTGGCACGGGGACCAGAAGGACGCCGGTTCCCTTCGGGATGAAGGCGAAGGTCAGGCCCGCCTCCCAGGCTTGCGCGGTCCGGATCGCCTTCGGGATCGAGATCTGGAACTTCGACGACAGTCTCGCGGTCTCGGCCATGATCATACGCCTCCATGATCGATGCGAGAGACGTAAGACGCCAGGCCTCAGAAAGCAAGGAAACTGCGTCCATGACAGAGAAGCGTGTCAGCGTCCGGCTCGTTGCCGTCGGTGGGCGACAGGTGCGGGCCGAGCTCGAGGGCGTGGGCACGGCCGGGGCCCGCGGCTTTGGTCGCCTCTCGACCGAGATGGACCTCGCCAATGCGCGTCTTGCGGCTTTCGCGCGGCGGGCCAGCATTGCCATGGCAGCTCTCACGGCAGCAACTGCTGCGGCGGGTGTCGCGATGGTCCGCTCTGGTCTCGCCACGATCGGGGCACAGGCCGACCTCGCCGCTTCACTCGGCACGACGGTCGAGAGCCTGCAGGTGCTGACATGGGCCGGTGAACTGGCCGGCGTCTCCCTGGGCGAGATCGAGCAGGCGACGAAGAAGCTCACAACCCGGCTGTCTGAGGCGGCGGCGGGATCCGGGACGGCGGTTGGTGCGCTGGAACGGTTGGGCCTGACGGCGGAAGGCCTGCAGGCCCAGCCACTGGACGACCGGCTCATTGCCATCCAGGAGGCGCTCGCGCGGATGGTGCCCGCGGCAGAGCGGGCGGGCGTGGCGGCCGATCTCTTCGGCGACCGGGCCGCACTGGCGCTCCTGCGGATCGATCCGGCAACGCTGCGCGAAGCGGCGGTCGACATCCGCGACTTCGGCGTGGCGGTCAGCGCGACGGACGCCGCGCAGATCGAGCGGACAGGGGATGCGCTGGCCCGGCTGCAGCTGATCGGGCTCGGCCTGACGAACAGGCTGACGGCAGCCGTGGCGCCTGCGCTGGAGGCGACAGCCAATGCACTGGCCAATATCGCCCGCGGCACCGGACCGCTCGGCCGGGCGCTCTACGGGCTGATCGCCAATCTCGCCCGTCTCGGGACCTATGCGGCCACCTTCGCGACCCTGATGGCGGGACGCTGGGTGGCGGGGACGGCCAGCGCGGCACTCTCGGTCCGCGGGCTCGCCACAGCGCTGGTCGTCCTGCGCGGTGCGCTGATCCGGACCGGGATCGGGGCCATTGCCGTGGGTGTGGGCGAGCTGGTCTACCAGTTCACCCGGCTTGCCTCGGGTGCGGGCGGTGTCGGTGAAGCCTTTCGGCTCCTTGGCGCCCTCGGGAGCGAGGTCTGGGGCCGGATGGGGCTGGCCCTCGATGCAGCTCTCGCCCGGATGGCAGGTGGCTGGGAGGGATTGAAGGCCGCGGGGCTTTCCGCGCTCGATGGGACCATTGCCGGTGTCTTTGCCTTTGGTGACCGGACGGCGGCAGTATTCCTGGGGGCCTATGATGCGGCCGTCGCGATCTGGGGCAAGCTGCCGGGGGCCATCGGGGACTTCGCCTTCCAGGCGGCGAATAGGCTGATCGGCGGGATCGAGGCGATGCTGAATGGCGTGGTCTCCCGGATCAACGGCTTCATCTCCGCGCTGAACGGCGCGCTGGAACTTCTCCCCGACTGGGCGGTAGGCCCGGGCGGCGTCCGGATCGGCACGCTGGACCCCCTCACCCTCGGGCGGATCGCAAACCCGTTCGCGGGCGGTGCCACGGCGGCGGGGACGGCGGCAACAGATGCCTTCGCTGAGGCACTGGCCGGGACCTACCTCTCCGCACCCAACACGGGGCTCGGGGCGGCCGCTGACGCGGCACGCGGACGGGCGGAGGGCTACCGCGAGGCAGCAGGCATGCTGGCCGAGGCTGCGAACCGTCCGCTCGCCAGCTGGCAGGCGCTGCGGGATGCGATGGCGGGCGCGGGGTCAGAGGCAGACGTCGCGCTCGGTGCGGGGACCGACGCCGCCAGTGCGCTGGGCGATGAGCTGGACAATGCCGCCGCCGCAGGACGTAGGGCCAGTACTGCCACGCGTGAGGCAGGGGATGCCGCGGCGCAGGGTTCTGAGGTCGCACTGACCGGATGGCAAGCAGTGACGGCCGCACTCGCAGACTACGGGACCAAGGCCCGCGACATCGGCGGGGATGTTGGCGAGGCACTTGTCGGGGCGTTCACCTCGGCCGAGCAGGCGGTGGGAGACTTCGTCCGGACTGGCAAGCTCGGGGTGCGGGATCTGGTCAGCTCGGTGATCGCGGACCTCGCCCAGCTGGCGGCGCGGCGCTTCCTGCTGGGGCCGCTGGCCGGGGCGCTGGCAGGTGCGCTGGGCGGGGGCGGTGTGCTTGGGGCAGCGGGGTCGCTCCTGGCCCCCGTCCTGCACGATGGCGGGATGGTCGGCATGTCCGGACCGGGGCGCAGGGTGCCGGCGCTAGCCTTTGCCGGGGCACCGCGCATGCATGGTGGTGGCTGGGCCGGGCTTCGCCCCGACGAGGTGCCCGCGATCCTGCAGCGGGGTGAGCGGGTGCTGTCGCGGCGGGAGGTGGCGGCAGGGGCGCGGCATGGCGGCGGCGTCGAGCCCATCGTTGCGGTCACGATCAATGCGCGGGACGCGGAGAGCTTTCGCCAGTCACGCACGCAAGTGGCCGCAGACATTG